TAAATGTGCTCCCTGATGCGTCAGTCGATCGCTCTATTCCATCTACCCATAGACTAAAATCATTAGCCTTGTATCTTATGGCTATAGCGTGCATATCTGTAGCATCTGTTACTGCGTAAGTCATTGAACACTGAGCCACACTGCCTACTATTACACTCGCCAAAATGGTCTGTGTAGTGCTACTGTACTTTATTATTATACTATTATTCGCAGTACCGTCAGATATGGATATAATTCTATTTGTCAAATCATCAAATAATGATTGACCTTTAAAGTACAGAACCCCCTCTACTGAATTAATCACAGAAGATAATCCGCTTGTACTGCTTGCATCTGCCGTGCGTGTTACTGCACTACCTGCTGTGGGTATGTAGGATGTAGCATAAGAGCCTGCCTCTGTTTGGAATGCTGCTAAATATGTTGAACCTACATTCCCCTGAGATAATCTTACTTGAGAATTTGTAGTCGTAAAATCTCCTGTTACAGTGCAATAGTACCATCCGTCTGTGCCGTATGTTTCAATAGTGGCAGTGCAGTTTATTTGAGATGTTACAGTACCTAAAGCTATATTAAAAGTTGCGCTAATTGCTGGGTTGTTAATAACATAACCAAACGTAGAGGCAGTGCCTTGCTTTATATAAAAAGAGGTAGTATGAATTCCTACATAAGTTTCATATAGTAATCTATAGAAATCACCCGCTGTGGGATAATTAAATAGTGCAGCGTCCGTGCCTCCTAATGGGTCAGACTGCCCTCCCACAAATGAAGGGGAGCTATAAGAACCCCAAGCACTTCCAAAATCATCTGAATATAAATGTACATTAGTCCTCTGTGGTTCAAATAAATACTTACCGCAACCACCGCCAGTAAAGTCTAAACGTGGTGTATTGATAGCAACCGTTTCTATTAGTCCGTTTTCATTTACTCGTGTTCCCGTTGTGCTACGTGAGAAGGTTAAGTCTCCGCTACCGTCTGTAGGCTTTTGGCTAAATAGCTTACTTACCTTATATCCACTTGGTATTTGAACTAATTTAGATTTGCTTAGTACGCTCATATATCGTTTAAATTATTTAATGCAGCAACTACACAAGTATTATTCTCATACGTTCCACCATCTGCCTCTACACGTGTTTTGTAGGCTAATGCCAAAGCTGCACCCGCATCACTACTATACACCTCCGTACTACCAAGATAAGCCTTGGTTATTTCGTTAGTCCCTAAGTAAACTTTTGATATATCAGATGTACCTAATTTTATCATACGATTAAATAAAATGTAGTAGATACTGGAGTGCCTGCATCATACTCCGCTTGCGATAGACTAACCACATTAAGAACTAAATCCGAACCTGTTGGCTCGCCTGCTGTTAATGTTTCTATTGTGTTTACTTCTGCGTTTTCTGCTATCGTTCCTAGCTTTGTGGAGCTGGCACTATCAAAAGAAACCTTTAAATTATTTGCTGCCGTTTCCGTTTCTAAACCTAAGCTGTCTATAAGGTCAGCAAATTGTGCTTGCGTTGGTTTATCGCCTGTTTCAAAAAATGCTTTTAATTCTGCTTTTGTACTCATATTATGCTACTATAAATGTTGTTCCTACTTTAAATGTTCCTATACCTTCTATAAATACTGGCACTGTACATCTTGCATAACTGTACCCCGTTGTTATATTGATATTCATTTGCACGCCACTATACAAACTATCAAATCTTTGCTCAAAGGGTTGCATACCCCAGTTTTTTTCTAACGCTACTATTAAGTCTTTATCCGCAAAACTTACAGAGTTGTAATTCTGCCAAACTGCTAATAAGTCTAAGCCTATAAAAGTGCATTCGTTTTGTGCGTACAAGCTGTTTGTACTGTTGTTTATCTCTGTGACGTTCTCACAAATCAAAACATCTATTCCATAAGTTATACCGCTATCGCCTGCTGGGTTAATGCTAACTATATCATACACCAAGTAAACCCCGGAAGGGTTCTTAGTTCTATCAACATCAAGAAAGTCGCCCCTTAGCACCGCGTTTATCTGCTGGTGATCCGTTGCGAATGTTTCCATTATGCTGCTTATGTTTGTTAGCGTTAAATTTCTCACAGTATTTTTTTAGCAGTGCTTCTTTGTTTCTAATATAAACTGACTTCTCCATATTGTTTCTCTCTCTGGATGTATGACGTCTACTCCTGTTGGTGGTGTTTTATAAAGTGGGTAGCTGTTTTCGTTTGCTCGTAAGTACTTTGATAAGCTGGCTCTATAGAAGTCCGCTTGGTCTTTAAATATGTTCTTAGCTGCGAATAGTTCGCCTTCCGCTAATGGTGTGAACCCGTCGCCACTCTTTGTACCTGCTCCTTTATTCCTTAGTTGATAAGTTCCTGTTCTAACATACTGGCTGCACACCTCCCACTTTAAAACTGGTCTAATGTATTCCTTAATCAAAGTCTCATTTAAAGCCGTTACCGTATCCGCTTGTACTTGTGCCTTTATCTCATCAAATAAAGCACTACCAATGATAGGGATTATTTTAGTATTTTGCACACTAGAAATTAAAGGCTTGATATAGCCATCGTCTACATTATAGTGTAGAACCGTGTTTTCTTTTATGTATGCTGGGCTTGCTAGTAGTATCATTTTCTTCTCACTATTTGTTGTTTCCAAATATGTCTACAAAATGGTACTGCTGCTTGACTGTTGGGCTTATTGTACCACCCACCTCTTGCAAGCCATACATCCGTAGCGTCACTGTAGCCATCGTTTTTCATATTGTTACGCAGGAAGTCTATTTCTTCACGAGAATATAGTTTGTCCATAGTCATCATACGCTGGCAGAATGGTCTACTTGTACCTCCTTGTTTAAGTGGTGGTGCATCTGTTCTTAACTCGTAGGCATACATTATGATTGCGTCTGGTACTTCCTCTTCTTCTGCTGTTCTTTTGCCTTTAGGTGTCAACTCTAATGTGTCTCCATCTATATCTAGCAAGTCCTCAGATTGTAATATTCCCAACTCTTCGCCTATTATGTCAATGCTCACTTTGAATAGGTCAGATAGTGCAAGTGCTGTTATTAGTGGGTTGCCAAATATGCTCGCTAAAATAAAACCTCCTAACTCGCTTATGCCTATTGCAAACTCTATAGGTGTGCCGTCACTATCAAACTGTATATCTTTAGTCTTTACTATTTCAAACTTGCTTTTGCTTTCTCCTATCTTTTCAAATAGGTGCGAGATATCGTCATCACTAAATTCCTTTGATTGTAGTGTTTTACTTGCTAATAGTCCACGTGCTGCAATCTCTGATAGTCTTAGGAACTCCATTAAGAATGAAACACCTTGCTCGTTCGTTAATACCCCGTTTTGTACTTGGCTTACTATTTCAAGAGCGGAACTAATTTGAGCTCCATTATAAGATGCGTCTTTTTGTTCAGTGTCTTCTGTTACTACTGCTACCTCTTCACCTTCTGCTGTGGGTAATGGTACTGCTGATACTTCCTCTTGTATCTCTAAGCCTGTCTTGTCTGTTATTAAGTCACGTATCTCTTCCTTGCTTAAATTAGCTATGATAACATCGCTTGTTAATTCAAATGCGTCTACTGGTTTAAGTGGTTGTATTTCTATGTCACCTCTACCAGTGTCAATAAAGCAAAGTTTGTTTATAGTACTTAGTAATGTGTTACGTCTTTCTTGTATGTAAGTGTTTGTGAAAATCTCATAGGCTAAATCTAGCTCAGACCTTCCGCCTAATTGTCCCGCTTCCTTCACTCCAAAAAGTATTGGGTTGGTTACTCGATGCCCTATGAAGATGCTTTCTTTTACTCTCTTAGACATCTCACCGTAACGCTCGTGTAAGTCGTTACCGTTAAGATTAACTACCTCAGATGCATTCTCTCCACTCGGTGCGAATATGTGTGCTATTGTTTGCCCTTTAGCTCCTGCAAATTTGTCAGCGAACTTATCTTCAAAGTCTGTTTTTTCTTCTGATGTTTCTGGCACACCGTTCTTGTGAATAACAAGCGTACCCCCTACAAATCCATTCTCTACTTGGTTAAGCCAATAGTCTCCTATGTTTACATCTGTTTTAATCTCAGCTAATGAGCCTACATAAACTGGCAAAGGGTAGTATTTGAAATTAGGACGGTAATCTGTGTGATATATTACTGATCTTTTTTGCTCTTCGTCCGTTGGATTATACCTCGGTAAGTCTTTTATGTTTGGTTTGTGGTTCTTTTTGCCCTTATCATTAATCCAGTCAATAGCATATTTAATAGTCCCATCTAATCCTACTCTACAATTAGCAAAGTCTATGTGATTATACACTTTCCCTGCACTTGTCCTTACTACTTCTATGGCATAACCGTTAAAAAGTTCGTAATCAAGACTAATTCTTTTAAGTATATTAGTCCAATCTTCGTCTAAGTTAGCAGTATCGAGCCATTTTTGAGTAGTAGAATCTTCTGTTACCATTCCATTCCCTACTGTATAGCCTACTTTACCATTAATAATAGCGTTATGTGTACTAGAATCGTTGTATAAATCTATAAGTTCATAAGGATATAGGTTATTAACCCCAAAGAATACGATATTTTTGTTTATCTGCTCTATAAATAGAGGCACTTCTGCACTTGCAAAGGTTGTAATTATAGATTGATATTTACTATTACTCATAAACTATTGTGGTATCTGCTCCGTCGTACGAATATACAACATCCGCAGGTTGTTTAAGTCTTATTATTCCACGGAATACCACGTTTCCTGTGGTGCTCCCTTCCGTTTCTGTGTTGATAATTGAATAAGGATAGTCTCCGTTATTCGGTAGGGTATAATCTGACCCCTCAGTGAGTGTAAATGTAACGCTTCTTACATTTGGATCTGCTGGTGGCGTCAATATAAATGAAGTCTCATACTCTGGACTTTCTATGAACATCGTATAATAGGTAAAGTCAATCTCATTACTAAGATTGACTACGTACCCA